CCTGCCAGACCACCAAGCATTCATTCTCGTAGACCAGTTTGTGAATCACGTCGCGCCAGAACTTGGACGCTGACTTGTTAGGGTTAGGCTCGATGTTGAGCAGGTAGTAATTATCCCGCTTAACCTCCTTGCCGCGTTCATACGTCCTAAACTGGCTTCGCGCCACTGTGTTGGCAATGAGGTTTATGCAACTCTGAATGGCTAGCTCTTTGTAGTAAATCTCAGTCGCCAAGTCTCCGACAATGGCGTCCAGAGATAGGGTATTTGTATCCTTGTTGAACCAGCTGAGAAACATCTCCCACCAGGTCACAGCCTCACCTCCCGTCAGTACGTGTACACGTCAAGCGCTAGAACGTCTTCGTGAGCCTCCTGTAGGTCGCCGTCCCTTGATAGAGCGTGAATCAGAGCAAAAAACCCGTCTGTTTTGCGGGTTTTTGGCTCGATCTTCTTGTATGTGACATTGCCCTTGGCATCTAACTCCTGATACGTGTTATTCACATACCAGCGCATGGTGGGAGAATCCCCGAACGCGATCTTCTCTTCTGCGAACAATGACTCAATTAAAGGCGCGACCTTCGCGTGCGTAATTGGGCCGCTGCGCACTTGACTGAGCGGCAACCCTTTCTCTTTGAACACATTCTCCAGATAGCTTATCCGGAACGAATCGCCTACAATATCTAGAATGTGATACGTCTTCGCCTGCTCCAAGAACCACTGCGCTATATGCTCATCGGTAATCAGGTCGTCGTATACTATCGTTACCAGGCCCCGGTCTGCCATCTCCTGCACCGGAAACTTGATCGGCCTGCTTTCCACCTTCAACGCCAAGTGGCAAACAAACGTGTGTTCTAACCAGTACCGCATACCTCGGTGCTTGAAGAGCAGGCCACAGGAAGCGAAGTCTGTGAGCTGTGCGTAATCCACAGCGCCTATGCAAGATAAGCCCTTCAGCGCGTCATACGGAATGGGTTTGTTTGTCGCCTGGATTTTCTCCCACGGCACCGCAACCGTGTATGTCTCCTGTGCCGGTAGGTTCATGCGCTTAGTCAGAAAGTCAATCGCCTCGTGCGGCTGGTACTTCATCTTGGTGGCGCACTTCTGCATCTCTTTCTGCAGCTCCGGGAAGTATGGCAAAGAAGGGTTTGCCTTCACCCATAGAGCGGGGTTTTGGGCTTCCTCTCGTGTGTCAATCTTGTATATCAGGGGCAGAAAGCCTAAGTCAGAAATCTCCCCGGACAAGACCTTCTCAGCAAGTTCTAACTGCTCATCCAAGACGCCCTGACGTACATAGCCGTTAGTACTGATATAGAATACCCGCGAATGCTTCCTCTTGCCGAAGCCGCTGGTGAAAACCTTAATCGTATCCCATGCCTCATACTCGTGAATCTCGTCGAATATGAGACATGCCGAACGCTTCCCGTCTTTCGTCCGGGCGTTGGACGTGTTGTACTTGATGTAACTTCGGGTCTTCAGGTTAATAATCTGCTGTTTGTTCTTGTAGAAGAACTTCTTGGACTTCTGCCAGGTGTCTTCAAGCATCTCGTATACGTCGTTGAAGCTCGTCATCGCCTGTTCTTCGTTGTTGGCAATGATGTCGACGTTGTAGCCCCTGATTCCGTGGTAATGCGTGGTTAGATACCAAGATACCGCGCTAATGAAGCCATTCTTGCCGTTCCCTCGGCCCATTAGCAGGAATATCTCATCGAAGACCACCATATCCGAGGCCTTGTAGTAGCAATGAATCAACGCTATTACGAACAGTTCCCAGTCGAGTAGCCTGAACCCGAAATACCGCTCTATCAGCTCAACAGCTTTTGCGATCTTCTCGGCGGCAATCTCAACATCTGGATTGTCCAGTTTGCGCTCGATGTAGTCCATCGCCTGCAGAAGCTCTTTGGAGGCCGGGATTCTGCCGCTGCGTATATCATCCATGTAGCAATCAATGTAGGGGTGGAAGTTACATCTCCTCAGCACTGTCATCAGCTTCTATCTTGGCCGCCTTCAACCCCAAATCGGTCAATATCCTCAGCATCTGTGCATTCGTCTTGTTGAGTTCGGCGATGGAGTCATTCTTCTTAATGCCCCACTGATTCTTGCCGTGTTGGTACTCTACCGCTACCCCGCGCTTCTTGATGTCTTTGATAAGCGCGTTCTTGATGTCCCACAGCGACATGTAGTCCTCGACTAAATCCATATAGTGACTTCCATATACGCCGTTTCGTTCAAGCTGGTCTATGAGGTCGCGCTTAATGTCCGCCTTCTTAGTCCTGGCCACTCCATCACCTCCGGTACACGTCACGAGCGGCGGCGCAAAATTTGTTTTGTCTCCCCCGCCCGCCGGTTCCCCGTTCTAGCAGGCACTTTACAATTTCTTACTGGGGGGTGTTACCATCTCTCGGGTATCACATGTTCTCGTCTGGCGGCCTCTGGCCTTATGAGCCTCTCTGGGTGTAATCGGTTGTGGCATGCCTCGCATACTGTCATCAGGTTGTCGTCGTCCAGAGCTAGGTCTGGCCTATCTTCTAGGTGCTTGACGTGATGCACGACGTTGCCCTTGCTGTACCGCCCTTCCCTCTTGCACAGCTGGCACTCATAGTTATCGCGCTCCAATATCTCCAGCCGCTTCTGCTTCCACTCCCGCGTCGCATAGAACCGCACGGCTGTTCTCCCTAAACAGAAGGGGGCCTCTCAGCCCCGCATACTTTCCCGATACCATACTAGCACGTGAGTACCCGCCAAAAGTGCAAACTTAGCGCAAACCTTATCCCGCCCTTTCAGCCAAACCCATTTCCACAGCAATAGCCTCAACGATCTGCCTACGCCAGTAGAAGTACGTGCGCCTGCTGATATGAAGCTGCCCAATGACGCCAGTATCTGTGTATCTTCCGTCCCAGTACTTGAGCTCTATCAACCGCTTCTTCTCCGGCGGAAGACGGTCAACCACAGAGCTGATTGCTCTCACGATCTCCTCCATACGCTTCAGCCGTCGGTTGGTCAGAAGGCGCAGCCCTTTATGTCCGGTGGGGTCGCCGGGGCGATTGTCTGGCCGCTTGCCATAGACGCTGGGCCGGTCTTCAGAGTCAATGATGTCCTCTCTCAAAGCACTAATCTCTCGCTTAAGATGCGGGTAATCATACAGCTCTGCCTCTATGTAGCGAAAGACTGCCCTTCTCATGTTGCACCTCCCAAAACAAAAGGCCGACGTCGAAAATCACGTCGGCATCGCGTGTTTGCGTAGCCTTTTAGTCTCGCTCTCAAACCTAACTCAACCAGTCTCGACAAAACATGTTCTCAACTTGGAAGAACGTTTTCCCCAGAACCGATGTAGACGCTCTTACCTCAAACTCTTGAATCAGAGTGTATCCACCTCTGGTTTTTGACTTGATAGTTAGCAAACCGTGAAGCGTCTTCCCAGCTGCCCATTGCAGGTGAACACGGAAAGTCTCGCCGGGCACGACGATGCGAACAGGCGCGTCCGGCAATATTCTGGCAGGCTCGTCACCCTCAATGGATTGGTAGCTAACTCGAACGCGGTAACCAGACCCGAATCCTGAATTGATTATCTCAGCATGCCCAACGCCGCCCTTCACCTCGGTGCCCGAATCTAGCAGAGTTCCTGAATCCTGTCCTCGGACTTCCCAATCCGGAGCAGATGCCTCCTTCTGAGCAAGTTCACCCTGAATGATGACCCTTCGGGTCTGAAGCACAACAATCACGGTTAGCACAGCAGCCATTATCTGGGCAATCCCGCCAATCGCTCCCCAGTATTCCCATGAGAATAGACATCTGAGAGTCATAATCTTTCACGTCTCCGGCAGAGTCTGCTATTGCAGTCCTTCAAGCGCGTGCTGGCCCCTGCTACTACGCTCAGGTGATTTGCGAGTTCAGCACCCATTATCCAATCATAGTAGTCCTCAAGGACATGCTCATATAGCGACTCCTTGGGCTCAGAGAACATAAGCACATCATGCATTGCTTCGTCTTTATTCTTGCATTGCCTCCATATGGTCTCTATCGCAATCACTTCTTCAGGGCTGAGCAGCCGTTGGACGACCGGGCGCTATTCGGCTAACACATCGATTGGTACCAATCGCCCCACTACACCAGCAGGCCGTTTCTGTTGAGCCAGCCACTGTTTAGTGTTGTCAACCGACGACACAATGAAGTCCAGGTAGTTTGAAAAGATGATTGCCGCCAGCGCGTTTTCATCTCTCACCTTCTGGCGATCCTTATAGACGTCCCTGCCAAGGGCAACGGCTGTCGCTAACACCCCACCCACTACCGGGCCTATGATTAGCTGCAACCACTTCTCCACACTCTCCCACCCTCTCACGACGAACATGTCATGCTTTTCTCACTCCGGTCTGCCTAGCGTCATCTGCTCGGCCTTGCTGGTTCCATCTGGTTCTGTCCACTTTAGGACTACGTCAAACGGAGGATAACACTGCAAACTAAGTCCAGCAAGAACCGTAATTGATTGACCAGCCTGTATTCGTTTTATTGGCATCTCATTCGGCTGTAAGATAAGAGGGCCATGCGGTCTAGGCTCATCCTCAAACAAGATATCAACATCGGTAGCCACTGCAGGCCCGTGGTTTGTGATTCGAAGAACATCAGATGATCCCCTCTGGGTGAACTCCGCAGTCAACCTAGCGCGGCGCGACTCCTCCTCGCGCTCGGCATCACGCCTGAACTCAATGTCCGCAACCTTTTTCTGAATCTCCGTCTGTTGTCGCTGGTATCTCGTTTGAACCGTTACTGTCCAGATACTAACGCCCAAGGCTAAGACAGAGATTGCTATCGCAACCCATTCTACCATTACCCCACCCTCTCCCGACTTAAGGCATCGACAAAGACAGGCTTTCCGTTCTGCATTTTGACCACAATCTCGCCGAATCGCACCAGTTTCATGGCCTCTGCCACAAGTCTCAGAGCCTCAGTTCGGCTTAGTTCGACACCCTTTTTCGGAAGAGTTTCAACGCCCATCGCTCTGCTCCTCTGGATATGACAAGAACTAGTAGCACATCATGCATTTGGCTCAATTATCACTTTGAACGCTGTGCCTGCAAGTAGCTGCAGGTCTA